CTATTCAGATCTGTTGTGTCCTATTTTGTAGTCTGATTGAATATTTTCCATATGTTGAATAAGAATCGTTTAGCGAAGAAAGAAATGCTTGATCCAGCAGGTCTCTCTAAAGAAGAAATGGAGAGTAGTCCTGGTTGGTTTGGGTTTATGATGAAAACTCTTGGAGTTCAGGTGGAAACATCTGAAGCTTCGAAAAGAGCTCATCCTTCGCATTTGATTTCCACTTTGGAAAAGAGCAATTTATTCTGGGCCGAATTTGAACGTAAAGATGGTTCCAAGACACGTTGTAATATTTTCTTTCCAAGAAAGAGCGTTGCTTGGTTTCCGGAACACGTTTTTTATAAGGATTCGAATATGTGGAACAAACCTACAGAGTTGTTGAATGTGACGGTTTTTCGTCATAATAGAGCAGGTGGAAAGTTTTCGTTTAAGTGTGAACTTGATACCTGTGCAACACATAAAGATGTAGATATGGTTTGTGCATATGTTCCTAATTGCCCAGATTTGCGAGACAAGTTGAAATGGCTACCAAAGTCAGTCCCGAAAGGCCAATCTCTGTGCACTTTTGTTGTCCGAAAGGAAGAAGAAGTCATTGTTGAACGTTTGAATGTTGAGCATGGCTTGTATGGACACAAGTACAGAGATTTTTATGGGGGATCTTACACTAGCAAGCATGCACGGATTGGTGCTTGTATGGGGGCCTTAGTTTTAGAACAAAAGGACCCAACTATTGTAGGATTCCATATTGGTGGTAATCCATCCGTGAATTACGGAGTTATGCAGACAGTTACTCTTGAAATGGCTGAACAGCTTATTGCTGATTTAGAGAAGATGCCAGGAGTTTATTTGTCTGCTATTTCTAATGATATTCCCGAAACACAGTATGGGCGCCCTATTTTGGAATCGAAAGATGTCCATCCTCATTGTATGGCTTCCAAGTTAGATAGTTCTGCATATGTAGATGTCTTGGGTAGTACTAAGTTACGTTCTATGCAGAAAAGTCAAGTTGGTAAGTCAATTTTGTCAGATGCAGTATATGAGGTTACAGGCGTTCCAAATAAATGGGGACCACCAAAACTTATTCCAAACTGGAAAGGATATAACGCTACTTTGGAACATATTGTGAATCCTGCTGATATGTTTGCACCAAGCGAGCTCGAGAGAGCCCGTCAGGATTGGTTGCAGCCTCTTATTGAGAAAATGAGAGATTACATTCAGGAGGAGGATTTTAGACCATTGGATGATAGAGAAATGGTTTTAGGTGTTCCAGGAAAGCGTTTTATTGATGCCTTGAAGATGAATACAGGCATGGGATTTCCAGT